CCACCCAGCCGTTTGAAGTACAGCAGCTGATCGTCGATGGTCTGCTTAACAATACCGGTACCAGTGCCGTAGAACGGAGTGCTATACTTACCGCTGGACAGAGCATCATGCAGAACCTTTTCGACATACTTCAGCTTCAGCATAGTAAATTCTTTATTCGCATCACGAATCAGGTCAGGCATATTAATCCGGTTCATACGAATATCCCAAATGTTGATAGCCGGACGGCTCGCAATTTCGAAAGTATTAATAGAGAACTGACGATCAGTCACGTAGCTCCGAGCGGTGGTAGCACCAGTCGCCTGGATAAACGCCTTGATACCGGCAGTCTTCATGCGATACATGGGACGGTCGCCCAGAGCCACGTTACGCACATCCGCAAAAGTCTCGATGAAATTGAGAGAATTCTGTTGCAGTTCATTAACGGTGAACGCAATAATCTGACCAATTTCGTGCTGGTGCTGGGGAGACATGTCCTGAGCCAGCTCGTTGACGATAGCGGCAGCTTCTTCGACTTTGTCGGAGTCGACCCGTTCGTTACGGACCTGAGCAGCCATTACTTTGATAAGCTTGCTGTCCTTATCAACTTTAATTTCAGCCATTGCAATTCACCTCCTTAACCAATAGTACCGTCAGCCTTCAGGGTATACACAGTACCAGCTGTAGGCGTTCCGGTCACGCAATTAGTAACAAACTCTTCGCCCAGCAGGAGCGCATGAGCCCGCATCAGTTCACCGACAGGCTGCGTATAGTCACGCTTGTCGTATTCCTGATAATCTTCAACGTTGAACTGACGTTCGTTTTCGACAAAGAAATGACGCTTTCCAATATCCTGAACCTGGAAACGATAAGCAACAACTCCGCCATAAATATCGGTAACTTCCATGCAAAGGAACTTTGCATTAGAATCCGCGGCAGGCAGAACCAGCTTATCAGCATCGTTGCCAGTTCCCTGATCCATAATCAGACCATTCGGAACAGGATTAGCAGCGCCATTTTTCAGGGTTCCTTCATAAACATAACCCTGCAATTTGGTCATATAGCCAGCAGCCATAGCTAGTCATATCCTTTCGAATAAATTTTCTCAGACTTTTTCAAGCAGAGAATAAGAAGTTGTTTTGGACGCTTTTTCAAGTAAGGAATATTTTCCTGTAGCGTTGATATCGCCCATAAACGGATTGATTTCGCCTACAACTGGTTTTGCTTCAGCAATATGCTTCTGCTCTTTCAGTTCTGCGATCTCAGTTTTCAGACCGTTGATAATGTCCATAAGTTCGGCAATCATTTCTTCAGCGGTCTTCTTGTTCTCAGCAACGACCTCGGGAGTTTGTTCACCGGGGTTATCGGAGTTAGTGTTTTCAGCAGGCGTTTCAGCCTGTTGTTCTGCAGGAGTTTCAGTCTGCGCAGGAGTTTCTCCTTTTGGTTCTTCTGTTTGAACAGTTTGTTCGACTTCTTCAACAGACGGAAGGTTGCCAGAGTCTTCTTCTTTAGCTGCAACTTCAGCTTCTGCTACATGAACGCCATCTACTGTTTCAACAAGAGTGCCTTCTTGAACATCGCTTGTTTCAGTAGAAATAGTCACAGATTGACGAATTTCTTTGCCAGTTTCTGTATCGTATGCTACTTGAACATGCGTTTCATCATGATACTCACGAGTTACAACAGCAGCGGTTTCTTCTTCAGCCTTTTCTTTCTTTTTGCAGGCTGCTTCTTCGGTTTCAGCATTTTCCTCGGAATTTTCTTCGGAAGCTTCTACCTTTTCTTCTTCAGCCAGTTCAGGCTGTGTGGCTTCGGTCTCAACGACTTCAGCCTTGGTTTCGACTTCTGCCATTTCACTTTCACCCTTTCTGGTTTCATCTGTGTTCTTCTGCGCTACTAATTCAAGCGCTACAGCTTCTTCACAGGCGGGATAGGTCACAATGGCTGTGCCTTCCAAATAGTTGTTTTCAGACGCATCAATCAAAATAGTTTCGTCTTCAAGTTCGGTGTATTCACCAACAGAAAGTTCAAAAGAAAACTTCAAAGCATTATCCGCAAATAATTCGGATATCGCTTTGCTAAGTTTTTTATTGCGTTTAGGAATACGAGCATATCCAACTAAAGCGCAACCATTCTGAATGTTTTGTTTTTCAAACTTATAGAAACTACCAATCTGCGTTGAATGGAACTCGCCTGTTCTGACATCATACAGATGACCAAGGCGATTGTAGTTTCCATTAGTCAGAGCTTTTACATCCGCATAAAGCGGCAAGCCAACATATCGCGTTTCATTACCTACGATCTCGTCGATGAAAGCTTCGGTAACTCTTGCTCCGTTAAGATTCGCTTCAGGAGCTTCGCAAATGCGAGCTTTAACAGTCATAAAAACATCCGACTGCTGGATCTCGGAAATGGTAGAAGCAAAGATAAGTTTGCTCATAACCATTCTCCCTTTGCTTTTGCGTTCAGTGGTGGGAGACAAAGAGCGCTCAAGCGAATCTATACAAACACCTTTCGGTGGATGTATTAAAAAATGCTGGGACTTATACACAAAGGATGCCCAGCCGCTACCAAGGTGCGCATTACAAGCAAATAGTAAGGAGGAGGAATCTTACCTATAAAAGTTCTGAAGAGGCGCTGGTAGCACTATTAAAACACTCGGTTTTAGGGGTCCGTAACCACAGCAACGTTGCATCTAGGCGCAACATACCATTACTGCACACAGAATTATTTAACGTCGCTCGTTGCATTACGACGCGTCATCCATAGATCCTTCTGGGTTACTTGGCTTTGGTTGTTTACTCCTAGCCGCTGCGTCAGGATCGGATGTACGTTCGTCGTTGTCCAATGCTGGACGTCCGACTTTATTGTTTGTAGTGTTAGAAGTTGAATTATTTACGTATTCTGTATTGCCAAGTTCTCTCGGCAACATAATTTCGTCTGTGCCATTTTTCTTCTCATTTTCTCTTGTGCTTCTTTCAACTTCAAGAGAATATCCTTGAGTTTTAAGCATATGATCAGTTGAGATGACACCTTTCTCCCAAAGTTCAAGCGCCTTTTCGCGCAAAGCCTTTTTGCCCTCCATTGTAAGCGGCTGAAAATGAAATTCGGGAGTTTCTTTTAAATTATACGTACCGGGGATACTTTCTGCTAAACGTTTGTTAATCTGTGTCATCATGTCGCAGAATTCGTCTCGGATAGCATTGATGCGTGCTTCTGCCGTCTGAGTGGAGACCTGAGCGGAAGCAAATGTAGATCCATCTTCTGATACGCCCGTTACTAATACACCGCTTATGCCGCCAGCCGCCAATATATCGTTGTTAACATTTCTGTACTTATCCCATTGAAATAAGTCATCCATGTCAAACTGTACGGTTTCAGCCGTGGCTAAGTGGTTTGTAACAGCCAAAGGAGTTCCGCTCATAGCAGATAAGAATACTTTTCGAACAGATGCTAATTGCACCTGATCGGGAAGCACATCGTTTATTTTTGAGCCTTCGCCGTATTTAACATGAACAAAACTGCGCTTACCGATGTTTAACATAGCATCTTCGTAACTTGAAATAAGTTCTTTTTTCGCAAGAGCTCTAAGCGCTGCCGCAATAAACGGTATAGCATATCTTTGCCAGCTTTCTTTAGAACCTTGTAATACAAAAGTATTTGCAGGATCGAGCTGCGCATATTGCTGGTTGGCTTTAACAGCTTTCTGAATTTCTTCTGGATATCCTTTCAAAATATAATCAACATTGCTGTCCTTAACATAGTTTTCCTTGATGCTGTAAGTTTTTTGCTGTATTTCGTTAATAATACTTTGGCAATCGTAGTCTATAATAGGAGTGCCGTTAAACATTGTATTACCGATACGCCATTTGTTCGGTGGCAAGGTAATAATATCTCCGTCTTTTAAATAACAGCAAACATTGTTGTATTTCCAGATTTCAAGCATAATTGCGTCTATTTTTTCTCTTAAACGCATACGTTTGTATTGTTCTTCGTAAAGAGCATATGTCTTTTCTTTAGATCCTGTTAAATACCAGTCTGAACAGGTAGAAAAAGGCACATATACATGTTTAACAATACCGTGAACAATAGGGTCTGCATCCGTATAATAGTCTGCTAACTGATAAAAGTATTGTATATTGTCCTGTTTGTTTCTTAGAATAGAAACATAGTCGTAGCTTGATAATTCTCCGCTAAAAGTAAAGTTAGAGTTAGAAAAACTTTGGATCGTTTCCTGATCCTGTTCTTTTCCTGCTCCAACTGCAATTGTTTTGTTCTGGGGCGGAGTCGCCACAGTTGTTTCATTTCGACCGAACAGTCGATCTAATAAGCCCATCGGGACTCAGCCACCTTTCTTTAAAAATGTCCGAACGATCTTGCAATACGTTTAGACTCAAAGTCTTCGAAGCCGCCTGTAATACCTACACATATCGGTCCGCGTTTATGAAGTCTGACATTTTCTTTTTCAAGCTCGGATATATAGTCGTTCGCCATCGCTAAAGACGAATATCTATCCTTATGCTGGTTTGCTCGCGGCACATCGTATGTTTTATTACCGGATGCTGAAGTCTTTTCTACAATGTTACCCATTTCAAACTGAAGGGCATCTGCTTCTAAAAAAATAGCCATCTCTTCTGGAGATAGGCGTTTTGTTTCGTCTTCTATTTCTTGTTGCTTTGCTCGAATTGTCCGTTCACCCATCGGCAATTCAATAGTGCGTTTTTCTAAAGCAACACGAAGGTTTGTATAGATGCGTTGGTTCAATTGGTTGACTGCTCTGAATGGATGTAATACCTGTTGAGCGTCAGGATTAGTTAACGGTTGATCGTCTACAACTAAAGGTGGATACTCTTTGCCTGAATAAGGATCGATCCATTCTTTGTCGAAGAACCTGTCGAAACTGTCGCCTAAACCGCGAGCATCGTATATTATCTTTTCTGAGTTAGGGAAACGAATATGATAATACTTTCTGACTTCTTCTGCTAAAAAGTCTAACGGTTTGCCGTTATAGCTACGAATATGAACCAGTTTCTTGGCAAAAGAACCGTCTGACTTTTCTGTAAACTTTTCAACAGTTAATACAGTGTTATCCGATCCTTTAGCTTGAGAAGTTGCTATATCCAAACAAATAACATATCTGGATTTAGAATTCTTCGGCTGTTCCATTTCGATTTGCTCTAATGTCCTGCAAGGAGTCGTTAAATCAAAAGGAAACGCTGAATTAGAGTTTGCACCTACGAATTTAGAGCCGTACTCCATTTGGAAAATAAGATCCGGCATACGTTCTTTTTCACGTAAAAAGAAGTCCATCGAAGTAATACCATTAGCTACAGCGGCGTTATAGTCTAACGCACAAGCAAATGCTCCTGGAGTTCCTTTTGCCATCTCTCTGCATACACGCAAGAAGTCTTCGTAAAACGAATTTGACTTTTCACATGCAGATGTAATATTGACAGTTTTTGATGCATAGTCCTGAAACCCATAGTTAAATGAAATTTCACGCCTATAATTTTTTGTTGGAGAAACAATAGCATCTTGAGACTCCTGATCCACTTCAGGTGATTCATCTATGATAGCTATCTTCAAGCGAATACCACGCATACTGTCAATAGAAAATGACTCGATAAACGAGCCATTCTTTAATGTACATT